GTGTAGCTAAAGCAATTAAAAAAGATTTTGCTAGAGTTGCTAAAGAACATAATATAAAAAGAGTTCAAACTGCAATTAGAAAAAATTTTACTCAAGGTAAAAGATTTGCAGAGTGGTTAGGTTTAGAGAATGAGGGTTTAATGAAACACTATGGTTTTGATGGAACAGATCAATACAGATATGCGAGGATATTTTAATGAAAATTTATAACAAAATTGTTTATGATATAAATGATAATATTATAGAAGAAGATTCTTACGAATACGAAGGACCATTAACATTAGCTGATCCTGTTTCTGCGGCTGTTATAGGCGGAACTTCTTTAATGCAATATCAAGCTCAAGGTAAAATTGGAAAATATAATCAAGCAGCAGAAAATAGAAACGCATTAGTTTTAGAAGGTCAAGCAGATCAAATAGAACAAAAAGCAGAATTTGATATTGCACAGTTTAATAAAACTTATCAAAAAGTAACAGGAGAAATGAATGTTGGTCTTGCCAAATCTGGAGTACAAGTTGGTACTGGTAGTGCCTATAATATTGCTTTATCAAATGCTTTTGAAAAACAATTACAAGAACAATTAATATCTTATAATGCAAAAGTTGCAGCAAATAATAAAAGAGAAGAAGCAAACTTTGCAAGAATAAGAGGAACAATGGCTAGGCAACAAGCTAAACTTGCACAGATAGGAACTATAGCATCTGCAGGAGCAAGTTTAATGACTGTTGGTGGAGGAAGTTCTTTTGGAACTAAATCATATAATCAAGGAGTATCTGGATCAAATAAACGTCTGTTTACAACAAATTCAGCATATAGATAATGACTTATAAATTTATATTAATCTTTTTTTTTGGAGTTTTTTATTAATGCCTAAAATACCTACATTTACAGCACAAGGATCAATAGAACAATTAGCAGGTACTACTTCTAAAATTAAAATGGAATTAGATCAAAATATTGCTAGTGCATTAGCTCCAGCAACTGAAGCTATTGTTGATTATAGAATAAAAGAAACAAATGCACAAGATCAAGCAGAAGCATTAAAATTAGAAAACGACTATATAACTGATTTTATAAAAGTATCAGAAAATATTAATAGTGATGAAGTAATGTCAGTTAATAAAGATGCTGCTAACAGGTATTTAAAAAATCAATCTAATATTTTAATTAACAAATATAAATCTTTAGCAACTAATAATAATGTTGGAATTAAATTTGAAAACTATGCTTTAGCAGAAACACAAAAATCAATATTTAGAACTGATAAACAAATATCAAAAAATATTTTAACAAATTTATTTGCTGGTTATAATAAACAAAAAGAACTTTTACTTATAACAGCCGATACAGATGAAAGCGGAATAGCTAAAGGAACTTTAAAAACAGATTTAGAAAAATTAACTATTGATACTTTTACTTCACAAGTGTCAGCACCAGAGTTAAAAATTATGTTAGATTCTATACCAGTTGAAATTGATCTTATGGATGGAAATAAAAATGTTATACAACAACCTAGAAAAACTTTTTATGCTTTAAAAAATAAAAATTATTTACCTAATTTAACTTTAGAACAAAGACAAAAATTAAAAGAAAAAGCTATAACAATTATAAGACCACAAATTACAACAGAGTGGGAAAATTATACTGCATCTGTTATGGCTGGAAAAGAACCACCCGTATTTGACATGAAACTTGCAACAGAAATTATGACAAAACCAGTTGCTGATAAAATGTTACAAGAAGAATCTATAATAAAAGATACTGTTATAAATAACAATTTAATACTTACTTCTTCAGCTAAAGATTTAAACGAATTATATAAAAATATTATAGATGAATCTTATGAATCTAATACAGAACTAAAAGGTCAAGCACTAGAACAGCACTACCAAACAATTCTTAAAAAAAGAGAAGATGGTCTTAATAAAGATCCAATTAATTTTATATTACAAACAAATAATTCTGAAATTGCAAATTTAGTTTCTGAACTAGAAAATTTAAAAGGAACATCTGTTGGTTCTGGTCCAGTATTTGATTCTGGTGCAGAAGCACTAGCAATATCACAAAAAAATATAGAACTAGCAAGTGCATTAGCTTCTGAACAAACTAAATTAGGTATACCAGAATCTCAACATAGATTTATGACAAATGAACAAGCAACAGGATTTGTTAATTCATACATTGCTTTAGCAGAAAAAGGTAATCAACAAGATATGCAAACTTTAATGTTAAGTCTTGGTAATGATTATGGAATTTATGAATCTAAAGTTATAGCACAATTAAAAACAAGTGGTTTACCAGAAGGAGCAGAAATAGCTTTATCACTAGGTAATTCTGAACTTGCTGTAGAAGCATTAGCTCTTGATACTAAACAAGAAAAAGATTCATTAAAAGATTTTTTAGAAAGATCACAAGGTAATGTTGTTAATAAAATAAAATTTAATGATATTAAAATTATGATTAGTGAAGAAATGAAAGATTTTGAAGCTATATTAAGAAAAAATGTTCCATTAGATAGTAGTGGTACATTACCAGAAATAGATAAACTTATGGAATTTTTAACTTACGCAGCAATTAATAGAATGTATGGAAAAGATATGAACGCAGAAAATGCTGCTGAATCTGCTGCTAATACCTTTATGCAAAATTTTCATTTAGAAGATACTTATTTTATTCCTAAAATTTATGATGGACAAGATATATCTGCTAGTGTTGATGGAATTATAGATAAAGCAAATGTATTGAAAGATTATTATTTACCAGAATTTAATGCTGTTGCTTTTAAATCTGCAACTGAAAGAGATGAAGCACTACTAACAAATAAAATGAAATCACAAATGCAAACTAATGGTCAATGGAGAAATACTCCAGATGGAGAAGGTTTAGTTTTTGGAATAGTATTAGCAAATGGATCATTTGCACCTGTAGTAAATGAAAAAGGAGAAGAACTTGCTTTTAAATTTAATGACACAACTTACACTATTCCGGGTACTTCAGAAAACTTTAATATGAATTTAAAATATAATGAAGATGTGGAAAATGTTTATGCTATGGGTGGTGCTATTAAAGTTGATTTAGAACCTATTGTTGTAAAAGAAAATTTAAAATCTACTAATGCAGAAGAACTTACTGTTGCAGAAAAAAAAGAAGATAAAAAAAAAACAAAAAATCTTATAAAAAATTGGAATAAATATTATCAAACGGATGATAGTATAATTGGCTCTATAAAAGCAAAAGAAAGATTAAAACGTATGAATGAACCGGGTTATAAAATTCCAAATGATGCAATATCTGCTATAGAAAATGCAGCTACCAATTTTGATGGTGATGGTGGTTTTTCAAAAAAATATCTAATAGATAGCTTAACTAAAATTGGTCAAATAGAAACACAATATGAAACAAAAATACAAAGAGGAAGTAATCCAGAAATAGAAAACTTTTATGCAAGATCATATTGGCAAATAGAAGTTGATACTGCAAAAGATATATTAAAAAATTCTACTCCTGTATTTGGTAATAATTTTGAATCTACTTTTTTTAATTATGCTAAAAATGGTAATACAGCTAGACAAAGTTTATTAAATTTAAGTGATAGAGATTTAGTTAATTTATTAGAAAAAGATGACAAATTAGCTGCTAACATTGCTGCAGCTTTAGTTGTTACAAGGTTTAAGTAATATGGCACAATTTGGTTTTGGATTAAACATAAACAAGACAGCACAAGAGACAGGCTATGATCAATATAAAACTAATTTATTTGAATCATTAGGAGCTGTTGCAAAAGATAACTGGAACTATAATCCAGTAATATCTTTAATGACTTATGGAGACACTTTAGAAGAGGAAAAAGAATCAAGACTACAAAATATAGAACCTGTAGATAGAAATGTTTTAAACGAAAGATACAAAGATATAGGATTATATTTTGAGCAAGACGAGTATCAATCAGTTGTTAATATTATGGTTAATCAAAAAGAAAAAGAATTAGAAAGACAAAGCATAATTCAAAGAGGACCAAAAGGTTCTTGGAATCCTTTAGATGGTGGTTTTTATGTAGGTGCTGCAAAACTTGCAACAGGTATTGGTGTTAGTTTTCTTGATCCTATAAATATTGGTGTATCTTTTATACCTGTGTTTGGACAAGCTAACTTTGCTAGAGTTGCTGCCGCAACAAGTTTTAGAACTGCTAGACTAACAAGAGGTGCTGTAGAAGGAGCTGTTGGTGCAACTCTTGTAGAACCTCTTATTTATGGTGTGGCTCAAAAAGTACAAGCTGATTATGATCTTGTAGATAGTTTTATGAATATTGGTTTTGGTTCTGTTATTGGTGGTGGACTTCATGTAGGTGCTGGTAAATTAAAAGACATAAAAACTGCTAGAGATTTTGAAGCAAGAGTTTTAGCAAACAGAGAAAATTTAAATACAGTTGAAGGTGGAAAACCAGAGGTAAATTTTTATAAAGAATATTATCCTGCTGACAGCGAACTAATGATGAGATTAGAACAAACTGATCCAGAATTAAGAAAAAAATTATTAGCAAAAGCTATTGGTGATCAACAGTTAGATGAGCCAGCAAATGTTACTGATATAGCAAATGCTGATCCTGTAATAAATGGTACATCAACTAAACAACTTGATATACAGCTTAATGCAGCAAGAAAAAATATCGAAATAATAAAAAAAGATACAGCATTAATTATTAAAGAAGGTGGTACAGTTAATAAACAACACTTACAAAAAGCAATTAAAAAATATAATGATTTACTTGCAGAAAAACAAAAATTAAATAAAGAAGTTAGAACTGAACCTGTAGTAAATGAAGCTACAATTAATCGTAAAAACATATCAGATGATTTAGAATTAAATTCTGTAAAAGACAGTACAGTAAGAGCAGAACCAGAAGATACAAGAATAAAAGTATCAGAAGAAAGATTGTTAAAAATAAGAACAGCACAATCTGAAAAAGGATTAAATTTAAAATTTGGTCCAGAAGATACAACATTAAAAACTGCTTCAGAACAATTAGATGAGGTAGATTCTAAATCGCAAGAAATAAAAGATATTGCGGCTGATTATATTAACTGTAGTAATGGAAATTAACAATGGCTAAAAACACCTGTTTAACAAGAGTACAAAATTTACTAAAAGGTTCTTCAATTAAATCTGTTAAAAGAGATGAAATAATAAATTTAATTAAACAATCAATAGCAGAAAAAAAAAGAGCAGGAATAGATAGTGTTAATGTAGATAAAATTGCTAAAGATGTAACAGAACAAATAAAAGCACAAAAAATACAAGATAAAATAAATGCTGTTAATGATGAAATATTAGTAAGAAAAAAAGTAGAAGAACAATTAGAAAATTTTAAAGATGATCCGGAGAATGGTTTAATATCATTATTAGTTGGTACTAATGACTTAACAACTGGTGCTAGACAATCTGTAGGTGTTGCACAAAACGCTGCACAAGGTCAATTAATTGCAGGTTTTAATGCTGAACTTAAAAATGCTAATTTAGAAGGTATGTTTGATAAAGCAGATACAAGGCTTCAAGAAGAAATTTCTATAACAATGGAAGAAATTTCTTTAGGTACAGAAGTAACAACAAAAAATAAAGATGTAATAAAATTAGCTACAATAATGGAAAATTATTCTGAACTTGTTAGACAAAAATTAAATGCTAGAGGAGCTAACATTGAAAAAATGTGGGGTTATATTGTTAAACAATCTTATGATCAATTTAATGTTAGAGCTGCTGCAAATAGATTAAATAAAAAATTAGAAGAAATAACTGTACCAGAAAATTTAAAAGGTAAAGATATAAATTATCATAAAAATTTTACAGCATGGAAAAATTTTATAATGCAGTATTTAGATGGTGATAGAACATTTGCTAATACAGATGATATAGATAATTTTTTATTAAATGCTTACAATTCTATTGTTGGTAATAAAATACAAATAGCTGAAGGAGCTGGTAATGTTTTTGGTACTAAAAATGTAGCAAAAGGTGCAAATTATAAAAGAGTATTACATTATAAATCAGCAAAAGATTGGTTTGCTGTAAATGAAAAATTTGGCACAGGATCTTTAAAAGAAACTTATTTTTCTGGATTAATGACCGCTGGAAGAAATATGGGTATGATAGATACTCTTGGAACTAAACCAAAACAAAACTTTGAAAAAATTAGATATGCAATTCAACAAAGATTAGTAGATAGTGAAAGATTAAATGCTGCACAATCTATATCTTCTTATGCACCATTTGATAAATATATGAAAGTTGTAGATGGAAGTATTCATACTATTGAAGGTGGTAGTATTGGATTTGGTGTAGCAAAATGGTCAGCAATAACTAGAGCTATAGGTAATATAGCTAAACTAGGTGGTGCAGTTATATCTGCTGCTGCTGATTTGGGTATTTATGGATCAGAAATGAGTTTTCAAGGTAGAAATTTTTTAGGTGGAATGTATGAAGGGTTCAGAGGTTTAGCAAGAAGAAAAAATACACAAGATAAAAAAGATTTAGTTGAAGGAATGGGTTATTTAGCAGAGGGTATAGTATATGATGTTTCTGGTAGACACACAGTAGGTGATAATTTAACTAAAGGTTGGACTAGAATTCAAAGAACATTTTTTAAATATAATTTACTTTCTTGGTGGACCAACACTTTAAAAGAAAACGCAATGTTAGGTATGGCTAACTATTATGCTAAACAAAAAAATTTAAGTTTTGATAAATTAAATAAACCACTACAAGAATTTTTTGATTTGTATAATATTGATTCTGTAAAATGGGATGTAATTAGAAAAAATGGAATGGCAAAAGCAGATGATGGAACTGAATTTATTAATATTGCAAATTTAGATCAAATATCAGATGCTGATATAAAAAGAATAACAGGTATAGATAATTTAAGTAAAACAGAACTACAAATAGAAAAAGATAAATTTAAGTATTCAGTATCTGGAATATTATTAGATAGATCAATATATGCGGTTATAGAGCCAGATGCTAGAGTAAAAGGTATTATGACACAAGGTTTATTAGCAGGAACTGGTATGGGTGAAGCTATTAGATTTGTAGGTCAATTTAAAGCATTTCCAATGTCTATTATGAATAAAGTTTTAGGAAGAGAAATGGCTTATATTAGGAAAGGTAAAAGATTAGGTGGTTTAAGTACAGAAGCTGGTAGAGCAGAAATAGGAAGAGGAATAAGAGGAATGGCTGCATTAGTTATAACTTCTGGTTTTATGGGTTATATGGCAATGACTATGAAAGATTTATTAAAAGGAAAAGAACCAAGAGATCCTACAAAATTTAAAACAATAATGGCTGGTTTTTTACAAGGTGGTGGACTAGGTATATATGGAGATGTATTATTTAAAGAACAAAGAGATGCAGGTTCTGTTATTGCTGGTTTAGTTGGTCCAGCTCCTACAACAGCAGTTGATCTTGGTTTAGCACTTCAATATGCTCTTCTTGGAGAAGGCGGAAAATCTGGTAAAGCTGCTTATAGAGCAATAAGTTCTAACATACCTTTTTTAAATTTATTTTATATAAAGATAGCTTTTGATTATTTAATAGGTTTTCAAATTATGGAAACAGTAAATCCGGGTGTATTAAAAAGAGTAGAAAGAAGAATGAAAAAAGATTATAATCAAGAATATTTATTTACAAAACCCTCAACAAGTAATAAAGGTTTTTAAGTTATGACAGTATCAAGCACAACAGTAAAAAATTCTTACTCCGGTAATGGTAGTACAACCCAATTTCCATACGGGTATAAAATATTTGCAGATTCAGACTTAATCGTAATTATTAGAACAGACAGCACAGGTGTTGAAACTGTTAAAACTTTAACAACACATTACACAGTATCTGGAGCAGGAGATGCTTCTGGTGGTAATGTAACTTTTACTTCTGGTAATACTCCAGCATCCGGTGAAACAGTTGTAATAATTAGAGAAGTTCCGCAAACTCAAGCGATAGATTATATCGCTAATGATCCATTCCCTGCGGAATC